CACATTGAGAGTTTTTTTATTTCCGCCATGTCTGAAAATCCTAAAGATCCGTTTGATGTGGACCTGTTTGGGGCACCGGCGGAACAGATCAAAGATCGCTGGGGCCGCCCAAGTTTCCGAAAAACACCGGAAAATCAACGGCTTGTAGCGATGTTGCGCGGCGCGGGTTGGACGCAAGGCCGGATCGCGGCCTATATCGGCACCTCGGAAAAGACTTTGCGCAAGAATTTTTCCCGTGAGTTGACCGCGGGCGCAGATCTCATTGAGGGCGATGCCCTGGCGGTTCTGCTCACCAAAATGCGCCAGGGCAACAACGTGGCCACCAAAATGGTGCTTGAGGCGCTGGAAAAAGGCCGCGCCAAGCTGCCCCAGGGCGCGCAAGCCGCGGCCCAGGATGAGGATGAGGATGAGGCGGCCCCGGTGCTGGGCAAAAAGGCACGGCTCAAGCAAGAGGCCCAGAAACCAAAGGGATCTTGGGGCTTTATGGAAAAGGGCCGCCCTAACTAATGCCTTTCGACTTTTCCTGCACCGATTGGGAAGATCGGTTGCGGGCAGGTGAGGCACCCATGCCGGTTTTGCCGCTGGATGAGCCTCTGGCCGATTATGTGGCCGAGATCTTTGACCAGTTGCGGATCCCCGATGTGCCCGGCCAGCCCACCATGGGCGAAAGTGGCGCGGGCTGGTTCCGCGATATTATCCGCGCGGCCTTTGCCGCCACCGATACCGCCACCGGCGCGCTTTTGGTGCGCGAGGTGTTTTGTCTGGTGCCCAAGAAAAACGGCAAAACCACTTACACCGCGGCCCTGGGGATCACCGCGCTCTTACTCAATGAGATCCCCGGCGCTGAGTTGCTGATTATTTCCGCCACCCAGAAGGCGGCCGAGACCTGTTTTAACCAGGCCAGGGGGATCATCCTGGCTGATGTGCCGCCCGAGGGGGGCGGTGATCCGTACCTGGTGGAGCGTTTCCAGATTAAGGACCACAAATCCGAGATCTATGACCGCAAAACCGGGGCCACCCTCAAGGTCAAAAGCTTTGATGTAAAAGTGGTCACCGGCACCATTCCGCTTTTGGCGATTGTGGACGAATTGCACCTTTTGGGATCCATGGCCCGCGCGCAAAAAGTGCTGGCCCAGATCCGCGGCGGCATGATCACCCGGGAAAACTCGCTTTTGGTGTTTATCACCACCCAATCGGATGAGCCGCCCGCCGGGGTGTTTGCCAGTGAGTTGACCTATGCGCGCGGGGTGCGCGATGGCGAAATAAAGGAAAGCAACACCCTAGTGTGCCTCTATGAGTTCCCCGAGGCCATGCAAATTGATGAGGAAAAGCCCTGGCTGGATCCGGCCAACTGGGCCATGGTTTTGCCCAATCTCGGGGCCTCTATTTCCCTGCCTCGCTTGCAAGCTTTGTATCGCCAAGAGGCGTCAAAAGGCAAAGCGGCCCTCATTTTGTGGGCCTCGCAACACCTCAACATCCAAATTGGTCTGGCGCTGCATAACAACCGCTGGATTGGTGTGGATTACTGGATGGCCGCCACCCAATCGGATCTGGATCTGGATGAGATCCTGGCCACGTCCGATTGCATTGTGGGCGGGGTGGATGGCGGCGGGCTGGATGATTTGATGGGCGTGGCCTTGATCGGCCGCTGCAAAGAAACCCGGCGCTGGCGCGGATGGGCGCGCGCCTGGGCGCAAGAGATCGCGCTGGAACGGCGCAAAGAGATTGCCCCGCTTTTGGAGGGCTTTGAGGCCGATGGGGATCTGGTGATCTGCTCGGATCCCACCGAGGATCTGCACGGGGCCGCGGATCTCTTTGAGCGGGTGTCTGATGCGGGGCTTTTGCCCGCCCAATATGGGATCGGTTTGGACCCTTACGGGATCACCGCCCTAACGGATGAATTGCGCGCCCGCGGGCTTGAGGAAACGCTTGTTTCCGTAGGGCAGGGCGCACGGCTTTCCCCGGCAATCTGGGGGCTTGAGCGCAAATTACAGGATGGCACGTTTAAACACTGCGGCCAGCCTCTTTTAAATTGGTGCGTTTCCAACGCGCGATCCGAGCAACGCGGCAACGCGGTGCTGATCAACAAGGCAATCTCGGGAAAAGGCAAGATTGATCCGCTTATTGCGATCCTCAACGCCTTTGAACTGATGAGCCGCAACCCCGAGGTGACCAAAGCCGTGGTTTCACCTTGGGAAAATCCAGATTTCCGCCTGGCGGCGGAATAGCAGGGGGCCAAATGATCCGCAATTTTCTACGCCGCAAAGACCGCCACCCCGATGCGGTGGCCGCAATTGAGCCTGAGGTGATCCCCGAGGCCCGCGCCGCCCAGACCATTGGCCAGATGGCTCAATCTGATCCGCGGATCATTGAGATCTTTGGCGGTGCTTTGGCCGGTGTGGATGGGCAACCTGTGACCATTGAGCGGGCTTTGCAAGTGCCCGCGATCTTTGGAGCTGTGCGGTTTTTGTCTGACACAATGGCGGCCCTGCCCATGCAGGTGGGCCAGGTGGAGGGCAACCGCATTGCGCCGGATCCTGATCACCCGATGGCAGATCTTTTGAACGTGGCCCCAAACCCTGAATTGACCGCCTTTGATTGGCGGCAAGGCGAGTTTGTGAGTTTCTTCACCCAGGGCCGCGCGGTGAGTTTCATTGAGCGCAACAAGCGCGACAAAGTGATAAATTTTTGGCCGGTGAATGTGAATAATCTACGGGTTGAGCGGCGCAAAGGGCGGCGGCTTTATCACTACACTGAAAACGGCGACAGCGTGACATATAGCGCCGCGGATGTGCTGGATCTGGTGTTTATGCCGGGCGCGGATGGGCTTTCGGCCCGTTCCCCGATCTTTAACAACGCCTCAACCATTGGCCTAGCCCTGGCGGTGAGCGCCTATGGTGCCCGGTTCTTTAAGAATGGTGGGATCCCGCCCTTTGCCTTGCAAGGCCCCTTTCAATCCCCCGGCGCTCTGGACCGCTCTGCGGATGATATGCGCCGCGCGGTGGAACGATCTGCGGCGGGCGAAAGCAACACCATTTCTGTGCCCGATGGCCATGAGATCAAGGCCCTGGGTGTGGATCCTGAAAAGATGCAGATGGTGGAGGTCAAGAAATTCTTGATTGAGGAATTTGCCCGGATTTACAACATCCCGCCGGTGTTTTTGCAAGATCTGAGCAATGGTTTGGTGAGCAACACCGAGCAGCAAGATTTGAACCTGATCAAGCATACATTGATGCCGCTGGCGGTGAAATATGAGCAGCAAACCAATCTCAAACTCTTTGGCCGGGCGCGGCGCGGCGACAATGCCCGCTCTGATTTTAACGCGCTATCGCGCGGGGATCTGAAATCACGGGCTGAGGCCATCGCCCGCCAGATCCATTCCGGCCAGATCACGCCAGATGAGGCGCGCCTGGATGATGGCCGCCCCAATATGCCCGGCGGCAACCAACTTTATATCCAGGGCGCAACCGTGCCCCTGGTCAACTCTGGAAAAGATGAGGGAACTGGCAATGAACAAGAAAGCTGAGACCCGCGGCGGCCACCCGGCCGAGTTCCGCGAGGATGAGGCCACCGGCCTGGTGGGGGTGCGCGGCCATGCCGTGGTTTATGATGAATGGGCCGACATTGGCGGCTGGTTTGAGGAACGCATTGCCCCCGGCGCGCTGGATAACGTGCTGGGTGATGATGTTGTGTTTCTAGTCAACCATGAGGGCTTGCCCCTGGCGCGCAATGGATCGGGCACCCTGAAATTATCCACCGATGCCCGCGGTGTGATTGCAGAAACAGATCTGGACCCTTCGGATCCTGACGTGGCCCGGGTGATCCCGAAAATGCGCCGCGGGGATCTGGATAAAATGTCTTTTGCGTTCCGCGTGGCCCGTGAGGAATGGGATGAAACCGGCGAGATCCCGAAACGGACCATTCTGGAAGTCTCTGAGTTTATCGACGTGTCAATCGTCACCCATCCCGCTTACGGCGGCACCGATATTGGCCTGCGAAGCCTTGAGGCGCACCGCACCGCCGCGGGCAACACCCGCGCCGCCACCGCTACCCGCCGGATGCGGATGGGCTTGGCTCTGACGACCTAAACCACCCCCTGACATAGCGGGCCGATCTGGCCCGCCCGAGATCTTGCGCCCGCGCGCAAGTGAGTGACCCCGCGCCCCCTGGCGCGGGTTTTTTTTGACCTATGACATATGAGGAAAACCAATGTCTAAGACACCTAAGGAACTGCGCGCGGCCCGCGCTACAATCGTGGCCAACGCCCGCTCGAAAATGGATGAGATCAAGGACGACACGCCAGAAGCGCGCGCCGCCGAGATTGAGGGCGAATTTGACCGCATGATGGAAGATGCGGCCAAGCTGGAACGCCAGGCCACCCGCCTGGAAAACCTTGAGGCGGCCGAGCGCAGCTTGAACGCTGGCGATGATCGCCGCCCCCAGGGCGAGGACACCAACGCCCGCGGCGGTGCGCCTGAGGGCCAGGAAGTTTCCCACCGGGATGCTTTCCATGCCTATCTGCGTAATGCGGGCCAAGTGTTTGCAATGGATCCCGAGGCGCGCGCGGTTTTGCAGCGCCATGCCTCTGAGTTCAGCGCCGAGCAGCGCGCCCAGATCGCGGGCACAAACACTTCGGGCGGCTATCTGGTGCCAGATGAGCAAATGGCGGCGATTGTCAAAGCTATGGCGGCCTGGGGGCCGATGTATGCTGATGATTTCTGCACCGTGATCAAAACCGATGGCGGCGGCACCCTGCCGATCCCAACAGTTGACGATACCGGCAAAACCGCCGAGGCCACCGCAACCGAGGGCGCAACGCTTACGGATGATGGCGGCAAAGATGTGGAATTTGGCCGCAAAGATCTCGGGGATTACATGATTGATACGGAATGGCTGCGCCTTTCCATTCAATTTATTACCGGCTCTTATGAAAATGCCGAGCGGTTGATCGCTGATCTGCTGGGCGAACGCCTGGGCAAAAAGGCCAACGCTTGGCTGACCACCGGCACCGGCACCAGCCAACCGCAAGGCATTGTGACCGGATCGGCGGCGGGCAAAACCCTGGCGTCAATTGCTGCAATCACCTCGGATGAACTGGTGGATCTGGTGCATTCGGTGGATCCAGCCTACCGCGGCGCGCCAAAATTCCGCGCGATGTTCAACGACAACACCCATTTGGCATTGAACAAGCTGAAAGATGGCCAGGGCAATTATCTGCTGACCAATGAGGGCGGCGGTGATGAGGTGCTGCGGATCGGGGCCACCAAGGTCAAGTTTGCGATCAACCAAGCCATGGCCGACATTGGCGCAAATGCCAAACCCATTGTGCTGGGCGATTTTGGCAAATTCTATGTGCGCAAGATCGGCAACCCGATTGTGGGCGCGATCCAGGATAAAGACTTTTTCCCGGGTTTCGGCATGGCCGGTTTTGCCCGCCTGGATGGTGTTGTGGGTGACACCCGCGCGATCAAACACGCGGTTTGCCCCGCGTCCTAATCCTTAACTGGATCTCTTGGGGGCGGCTTTCGGGCCGCCCTTTTCCCATATCTGCCCTTGAAAGGGGATCGAAATGACAAAAGTTAAGGTGAAATTGTTGGTTCCGCGCTCTGGCCCGATGGGCGCGCAAAACCGCGGCGATACCGTGGAAGTTGGTGCCGCTGAGGCCAAACGCATGTTGGCCGCGGGCCAGGTTGAACCCTTGAGCGGTGCCGCTGAAAAGGCCGTTGCCGCGCTGGATGCCAAGGCCGAAAAGGCCAGCAAACCCACAAAGGCCCAAAAAGCCGCCGCAAAGCGCGCCGAGGATGCCGCCGCCGCTGAGGCCGCAAAGGCCGCTGAGGATGCCGCCGCCGCTGAGGCCGCAAAGGTCGCTGAGGATGCCGCCGCCGCTGAGGCCGCAAAGGTCGCTGAGGATGCCGCCGCCGCTGAGGCCGCAAAGGCCGCCGAGGATGCCGCCGCCGCTGAGGCCAGCAAAGACGCTGAGGCATAAGCGCCATGTGGAGCCAGGTGAGCGTTAAAACCCCGCCAGCAACCTTGCCGGTGTTGGTTGCCGATCTCAAGGCGCGGTTGCGCATTGAGGGCGATGATGAAAACACCCTTTTGGCGTCACTCTTGCGTGAGGCCGCCGCTATGGTGGATGGCCCCGCCGGGATTGGCGTGGCGCTTTTGGCGCAAACCTGGACCCTGGCCCCGCCGCGCTTTGCGGCCGAGATACTTTTGCCAGGCTGGCCGGTGACCGGCGTGGCCGAAGTGCGCTATCTGGATGCCGCCGGTGATTGGCAAGTGGTGGATCCGGCGGTGTATCGCCTGGCCGCCACCCCCGAGCCTGCGCGCCTGGCGCTCAACCCGGGCCAATCCTGGCCCAGCGTTCCCACCGGCCCCGGCCGGATCCAGATTGATTACACCCTTGGGGCCGCCACCCGCGCGGATCTGGATGCAAGCCTGGTCACCGCCCTTTGCCTCATGGCGGGGCATTACTACGAAAACCGCGAGGCCGCTGCGCCTGGCCGCGGCATGGCTGAGATCCCCCTGGGGGCAAGCGCCATCCTGGCCCGGCACCGCCGCGGATCGGTGGCCTAATGGCCCAGGCGGGGAAATTCAGAGACCGGGCGCGATTTGAGCGCCAGGCGGTGGGTGATGCGGATGCCGATGGCAACCCGGTGGCCGATGCTTGGGATCATGTTTGCACCCTTTGGGGGGATCTGCGCGAAACCCCCGGCCGTGAGGTGATTGCGGCGGGCGGCCAAGAGGCCAGCGCCACCGGCACCTTGCGCCTGCGCGCCAGCACCCAATCGCGGGCGATCACCGCGGCGGATCGCGTCCAGATCCGCGGTGCTTATTGGTCCATTGTGGGCCTGCCCACCCAGGTGGATGCGCGCGGCACTGTGATTGAGTTCCGTTTGAGCAAAGGCGGTGCGATGTGAATGAGAAAAAGGCTATCAGGCGCGCCCTGATTGCGGCGCTCAAGGCCGATGTGGACGTGGCGGCCCTGGTGGGTGGCCGGATCTATTCAAACGTGCCTGACACCCGCGTTTATCCATATCTGCGCTTTGGCCCAATCCAATCGGTTGAGGATGATGCCGAGGGCCTGCGCTCTTTTGAGGTGAATGTGCAAATTGATGCCTTTTCCCGCGCCGAGGGCGTGGTGGAGGTTGAGGATCTACTGGCCGCCGCCCGCGCCGCGATCCACAAGGTGGATCTCACCCTTGCGGGGGATTACCGGCTGATTGTGGGCCGGGTGGTGTCGGATCGGCAATTCAGCCAACGCGATGGCGAAACGGCCCAGGGGATCTTGACCTATGAGGCCGATATTCAAGAGGGGCCTTGCGCCTAAATCATGGTCCAGGGTTTGGCCGAGTTTCAACGCCGCTGGGGGGCAATCCCTGACGCGGTGCGGATCAATGTGCGCGCCGCCATGGAAAACGCGGCCGAGGATCTGGTGCAAGAGATTTGGCAATATGCCCCCTTTGATGAGGGCACCCTGGCCAATTCCATAGGCTGGACCTGGGGCGATGCCCCGGCGGGCACCCTGGTTTTAGGCACTGCATCCTCGGGCAAAGAATATGGCGCGCTGCGGATCACCATTTACGTGGGCGGCGGTGATGCCTTTCACGCCCCTTTTATCGAATTTGGCACCGAGAAAATGCCCGCCCAGCCGTTCTTTTTCCCGGTGTGGCGCGCCCGGCGCAAGAAAATCCGCGCGCGGATCGCCGCGGCCATGAGGAAAGCAATAAGGGACGCAATCCGATGAAACTACGCGCTTTGAAAGATCTGCATGTGCGGATCACGTCCGGCCGCTCTGTGAGCCATGCCGCCGGAACTGAGTTCTCTGCAAAATCTGTGACCGCTAAGGCGCTGATTAAGCAGGGCGATGCGGAGGCCGTGGTGGCCGATGCCAACCCAACAGACCCAAAGGAGACTTAAAACATGGGAACGGGAAATCAAACCACCCGGCTGGTGATCCAGCTTGGTAATGGGGCAACCCCCACAGAAGTTTTTGCGCATACCTGCGGCGCAAACACCTTTGGGATCACGCTCACCAACAATCTGGGCGAGGATACGGTGCTGGATTGTGACAACCCGCTGGATCTGCCTGCGGTGATTGTGCGCCACCTGGAAAGCCAAGACACCAGCGTGACAATTGCCGGGACCGTGACCACCGAGGCATGGCCCACCTGGCTGGCCTGGGCGGATACTGGCGCGGCGAAAAATATCAAGCTTTTGCTGGATGAAAGCGCCGCCAACAATGGCGGGTTTTGGACCTTGCCCGCGTTCTGCCAAACCATGGAATTGAATAAAGAGGGATCCGGCAAGGTGAAATTCACCGCCAGCATTGCCGCCGCTGGTGCCCGGGTTTGGACTGACGCCAGCTAATGGATGTTGTGATCCGAGAATGGGCCGGAAAGGATAGATCTTTCCGGCTCAACTTTGGCGCGGTTCTGGATCTGGAACAGGCGCTAGGGGGGGAAGGGATCGGCCATGTGTTTATCCGCGTGGCCAGCGGCAAGTTTCGCGCCCTGGATATTTATTGCGTGCTGAAGTTCGCCTTGATCGGCGGCGGCATGGCGATCATGGACGCCAAGCGGCTGGCGGATGAGCATTTTGACCGCAAGCCATACCTGGAAAACGCCAGCCTGGCGGGGGATATTCTCACCGCTTTGATGGCCGGGGTGGAGCCGGATCCAGACGCGGATCCCGAGGCCCGCACCGGCGAAGTGCCGCCGCCTTACAAGTTCTCTGAGGTGAGCCAGATTTGCCGTGAGTTTCATATCAGCCCGGTGGAATTGCGTGAAATGCGCTACTCCGATTTCACCAACATGATGCGCGGCTATGTGGCGGCCAAAGGCAGTGATGCCCCATCCCACATCAGTGAGGATGAGTTTGCCGATATTCTCAACAGATATGAGCCTGAGGTGCCTTAATGACCGATAGCGTGGAAAGCCGCCTGGTTCTCAATATGGAGGCCAGCCTGGCCAAGTTTGAGAAACAGCTTGCCAAGGGGATGCAGGCGGGCACCCGCACCGCGGTGGGCCTGGAAAAGAAGTTTGCCAATTCCAATAAGCGGATCCAGCAAACCAGCGACAGCGCCGCAAAGGGGATCGGCCGCCTCACGCAAATGTCTGGCCGCGGCCGGTTTGTGCTGCAAAACACCGCCAACCAGGTGGGGGATATTGCGGTGCAGATGGGATCGGGCACCACGGCCGCGCGCGCCCTCGGGCAACAGTTGCCGCAACTCTTTGGCGGCTTTGGCGTCCTGGGCGGTGCCCTGGGCACCCTGGCCCCTTTGCTGGGCACGGTGGCCGCGCTGGGGATCCCCCTGGCCGCCGCCTTTCTTATGACTGGCAAGGAAAGCTTGGATCTGGATGAAAAACTCCAGGGCCTCGCCAAAAGCTTGGACAATCTGCGCGCGGCCGAAAGTGCCTTGGCGCAAAGCCCCAGCGATCTCATGGATAAATATGGGGCCTTGGCAAGCCGGGCCTCAGAACTGTTTGAGATCCAGCACAAAATGGCGGCCCTGGCGGCCAAGGCCGATCTGGATACCGTCACCCGGGGCATTGCTGACGAAATGGGTGTGGCTGGTGTGATGGGGGTGGATCCTGACGCCCTGCGCGTGGCCACCGAAACGGTTAAGGCGCTGGGGGCCGAGATCCGCGCGCTCAACAGCAAAGACGCCTCGCAAATGAGCGATAGCGCCTTGGCGCAAAACTTGCGCCAGATTGAGGCGCTGGGGGAAAAGCGCGATTTGATTAAGGGGCTGGCCAAAGGCTTTGATGATCTGGGCGATATGCTGGGGATCACCGAGGCCCAGGCTAGGGAAGTTGCGGCCCGATTTGCCGAAGTGGGCCAGGCCGATGGCGCACAAGCCCAAGCTGAGGCGATGCTGGCACTGGCCCAGCACATCCAGGCCGTGAGCGGCAATCTGGTGGATGCTGAGGATGAGGGCCGCGCGCTTTATGATCAATTGGTGCTGGCCGTGCAATCGGCTTTTGAGTTTGCCGGGATTGATATGTCCGCAAACCTCAACGCCGCCGCCCAGGCCGCCCGCACATTCACCGGCGAGTTGCAAAACGCCCTGGTGGCCAAGCGCGCTTTGGCGGTTGATGCGGCCACGGGTGGAAATCCAGATTTCTTTGATCCGCGCAATGAAAGCGGCACCGCGGGCCGGGTGAAACGTGAGCGCGGTGTGCCCGCCCAAAACCGCCCAGGTTACAAGCCCCCGAAAGCCAAAAGTGGCGGCGGCGGCGGTGGATCTAAATCCAACCCGCGCATGGATGAGGCCAAGCGGCTTTTCCAGGAAACCCGCACCGAGGCGGAGAAATATGCCCTTGAGGTGGAGCGGATCAACGCGCTGCACCGCGAGTTCCCTGAGATCATTTCGGGCGAGGTAAAAGATCGGGCGCTGGATGTGCTTGAGGATGGGTTTAAAGGGATCTCTGCGGCGGCCGATACGCTTGAGGCCAGCCTGGAAGATCTCTTTGTGAGCATTCTGTCTGGATCTGCCTCTGCCTCGGATGCCCTGGGCAACCTGGCCCAGCAATTGGGAAACATGGCGCTCAAGGCGGCATTTAGCGGCTTGTTTGGGGATATTGGTGACGGGATTGCATCCTTTTTCTCTACCAAGAAACGGGCCAGCGGCGGCGGTGCCCGCGCCGGATCCCCCTATATGGTCAATGAAGGCACCCCCCGATCCGAGATCTTTGTGCCCTCTGCCAATGGCGCGGTTTTGACCGTGGGCCAGGCGCAATCGGCGCTGGCGGGCATGTCGCGCGGCGGCGATGCAGGCGGGCTTTCGGTGAATTTTGCCCCCAGCATTGATGCCCGCGGGGCCGATCAAGCGGCCGTGTCTCGCCTTGAGGCCAGCTTGCAAGATCTCGCCAGTTCTTTGCCCGCAAAGATCCATGACACCCTGCGCCGCGCGCGCAACCATAGGACGGATAAAGCATGGCGCTAACTTTCCCTCGAAACATGACCGCGGGCCGGTGCTGGCACCAGGCGGATTTCCAGATCCATGAGATCCAGGAATTGGCCCGGGAAGCCTCGGGCGCAATCCAGGGCCGAGATCTGGCCGATCCAATCTGGCGGATTGAGTTTCAATCTGTGCAGTTGGATGGCTATGCGGCTGATGATCTCTTGGCCGACTTTGAAACCCTTGGCGGTGTGCTGCGGAGTTTTTATGCAAGCCCGTTTCTGCGCCCTGCGCCCCGCACCCGCCTGGCCGAGGCGCTCACCGGCGTGAGCGTCAATACAATCCGCGCGGATCGGCGCGCCCTGCGCCTAACGGGCTTGCCCGCCAGCTTTGAAATGAGCGCGGGCGATTTTGTCTCAATCGCAACCGCCACCGGCAAGGCATTGCACCGCCTGGCGCGCGGCGGTGTGGCCGATGGTGCCGGCCTTTCCCCTGAGTTGGAATTGTCGAATTTCCTGCGCCCTGATGTGGCCGTGGCCCAGGCCGTGACCTTGATAGATCCGCCCGCTGAGTTCCGGCTTTTGCCGGGCAGTTTGCGCAAGGTGCCTGCGGGGCCGCGGCGCTGGCGGGTGTCATTTTCTGCCGTAGAGGATCCAAGCTGATGCGCGATATTGAACCAGCAATGCAAGCCGGGCTTGAGGCCGGTGAGGTGACGTTTCGGGATTTCCTTTGGTTTGTGCCGCGCAACCGATCCACCGGCCTGGATGAGCCAATGGGGTTCTGGTCCGGCCTGGGCACCTTATCGGCCGAGGTGATCAACCCCGCCACCGGATCCCCGGTGACCCGGGTTTGGAATGGTGGCGGCAATGTCATTTCTATGGGCGCGGTGCCGCTCACCATGGGCCTCACGGTGCAAACCGCCGAGATCCATTTGAGCAGCGTGGCCGCGGCGGTGGAAACCCTGGTGCGCACCCACCACGTCAAGCGCGCGCCGGTGCAAGTGTTTCGCGGCGTTCTGGACCCGGCCACCCGCTTGCTCACCGCGCCCGCGGTGCCGCGCTTTGTGGGCTTTGTGGATGATTATTCTTTTGACACCCCGGCCGATGGCCAGCCCGGCGGCGTGATGTTGGAGGCGGTGAGCCATACCCAGGAATTGACCCGCTCAAACGCCGCCAAGAGATCGGATGCCGATCAACGGCGCAGATCCGCAACGGATGGCTTTTATCGCCATGCCGCGGTGGTGGGCACCTGGAAAATCTTTTGGGGCCAGGAGGCCGAATAAACTATGCCATTTTTTGCAGCTCTCGTTGCCGCGGTTAAAACCTTTGCGGCGGCGGCGTCCGCTTGGATTGGTGCGGCCAGCGCCACCCAGTTGTTTTTCGCCCGCCTGGCGGTGGGCATGGTTCTCAATGTCCTGGCCCGCGCCCTTATGGGGGATGGCGATCAACGCCGCGCCGGGATCACCGGCAAGATCGAGCAGGGGGCCGATTTGCCCCGCGCCTTTATCTTAGGGCTTTACGCCACCGCCGGATCCCTGGTCTACCGGGCCACCTGGGGATCCTCGGGCGGCACCCCAAACGCCTTTTATACCCGCGTCACGGTGCTATCAGATTTGCCGATTAAAAGTGTTGAGCAGCTTTGGATTGACGGGACGCTTTGCACCATTGATTGGGAAAATCCAGACACCGAATTGGGCCGCGGCTTTCCGGTGGTGGAATATAGCGAAACCCGCACCGAGCAACGCATGGTGCGCGATGATATTACCGAGGAAATCACCTGGGTGGATGAGGAAATCACCGAGGTTTATGCCTGGTTCAAATACTATGATGGCACCCAAACCGAGGCAGATAGTTTCCTCACCAGCCAAGTGACCACCCCAGAACGGCCTTGGGATGCCACCGAGGTGGGCACCGGGGTGGCCTATGCGGTTATGACCTTCCGCATTAACCCCGATATGTTTTTGGGTTTCCCCCAAGTGATCTTTGCTATTGATGGGTGCCAGATCCCCGATCCTGATAGCGGGGTGGCGGGCAATGCCGATCACATCCCGCTGGCCCAGATCCATTACATCCTGTCTGGCATTTCCTACGGCGGCCAATGGTTCTATGGCCCCCAGGCGGGCGGCGCGGGCTTGATGGTTGATGCAGAATGGGGCGCTGAAATCGCAAAGTGTAAAGCGCCCGTGCCCGGCGCAGATCTCATGTCTGATCCTGAGAAAACCGCCGCCTTTGGATCCACCACGGTGCCGCCACGTTACCGATCCGGCCTTGAGGTCAAGGTGGATACCGAGATAGCCGAGACCATTGAGGATCTGATTTCTGCCTGCAATGGCCGCATTGGCGAGGTGGCCGGGCGCTACCGCGTCCAGGTGGGGGATCCCGGCACCGCGGTGGTGTCAATTTCCGATGGCGATCTGCTCACCAACAAAGCTCATAGCTATTCCGAATTTCTGCCCCTGGCCGAAACCATTAACGGGGTGACCGCCAGTTATCCCGAGCCTTCTGAGGTGTGGCAAAACCAGGACGCCCCGCCTTACTATGTGCCCGGGCTTGAGGCTGAGGATGGCGGGCGGCGGCTCACCACCCAGGTGGATCTGCGCGCGGTGCCCTACAAAGAGCAAGTGCAACGCCTGATGAAATCGGCCGTTGAGGAGGCCCGCCGGGCTGAGGTCCACAACATCACGGTGCCGCCGCGTTACTTTGGCCTTGAGCCGGGTGATTACATTGATTGGACCAGCGCCCGCAACGCCTACACCGATAAGCTTTTCCGCGTGGATGGGGTGGTGGATCTGCCCTCTGGGGATCTTATGCTGGATGTGACCGGCGTGGATCCGGCCGATTATGGCTGGTCCGCGGCCAGCGATTATGTGGCCCCGCCTCAGGCGGGCACCCTGGCCCCGGCCATCGCCGCGGGGGCCATCTCTAGCTGGTCGGTTGAGCCGGTGAAGCTGAAAGATAGCAATGGCATTGCGCGCATTGCGGCGCTTGGGATGTTTTGGCAAATCGCGGATGCGGTGTCTGGCCTGTCTTATGAGGTGCGCTTGCCGGGATCCGATACCCTGGTGGCCCATGGGTTTGTGCCTGAGGTTGAGACCGGCGGCGCGGTGATCTCGGGCGGCATTTTGCCCAATACCGCCTATGAGGTGCGCGCGCGCTTTATCTTCACCAGTGGCCGCCGCTCGGATTGGACCGGCTGGACCGCCGCCACCAGTCCCCAGGTGGTGGATGGTGCGCGGGCGGTGGCGCTCACCGCCAGTGAGTTCTTTATCAAATATGACGCGGCCGGGGCCAACCCGGTGCCGGGCACCACCACCCTGACCGCGGATCCGATCAACGCGCTAGGCGTTCCACATTATGAGTTTTTTGTGAATGGGGTGAGCGCGCAAGCGGGCACCAGCGCCAGCTTTGATTACACCTTGCCCGCGGCCCTCGCCAGCCTGCCGGTAAATATCCGCGTGGATCTGCGTGAGGATGGCGGATCTGGTGATGTGCTGGCCAGCGATCTTGTGCAGATCTTTGGCGCGGCGGCTGGGAGTTCTGCGCTTTTGGGGCTTTTGTCTAACGTGGCCCATGTTGTGCCCGCGGCCGCGGATGGAACCAGCCCGGTCATGTCTGGATCGGGCACCCAGATCCAGGTTTTTGATGGTGCGGCGGCGCTGACTTATGACGGGACCGGCACCACCGAGGGCAAATATACGGTTTCGGCCGCGGCCCATTCTGGCACGGTGACGCCTGGCGCGGTGTCTCTGGATGGCAGCGCGGCCGCGGTGGCCGATCATACCGGGTTTAGCAGTGATGCGGCCGTGGTGCGCTATACCGTGACCGGCGTGGTGGGCGGCCAGGCGTTTACCCTTTTTCTGGATCAATCCTTGAGTAAGGCCAAGGCGGGCGCGGGCGGCACCAACGGCACCAACGGCACCAATGGCACCAACGGCACCAACGGGACAAATGGCACCAACGGTTCGGATGCGATCAACATTGTGATCAACCCCGGCGCGGTGGCCCTGCCTGCCTCAAGTTTTGGTGTGGTGTCCAGTTATGCCGGATCGGGGTGCAAGATCTCGGTGGAGCATGGCAATTCTGCGCTCAATTTCACCACGGCGGGATCGGTGACCAATGGCCAGTGGCGGATCTCTGGCGTGGCCGTTTACACCGATGGATCCGCGTCCACAGACATTACACCGGGCGCGCGCTCTGATAGCGGCAATGATGCTTTGGTGGCCAATCATTCGGCCATGGCAAACGGTGTGGACGTGGTTTTGATCACCTATTTTATTCAATACCGCACCGCCGCGGGCGTTTATGGCACCTTGTCAATCTCGCAAACCGTGAGCAAGGCCAAAGCCGGTGCCTCGGTGACCGGCCCGCGCGGCGCGGGCCGCTGGCACATTGATGTGGATAGCGTCAATTACGCCTCTGGCACCGATGGGCGCTTGCCTCTGACAACAGGTGACGCGCAAAAGGCATGGGATGATGGGGTGGGGCCGCAACCGGCCAGTGCCACCGCCGGGGATCAAGCCTGGTTCTACAAGGGCACCCTTGCCTCACCAAATGCGCAAAGTGTCTGGATTTTCAACGGATCCTCTTGGGAAAAGCAAACCGAGGTGATTGATGGCAACCTCTTGGTGTCTGGCACGGGCACCTTTGACAAGCTGGTGGTTGACAGCGGCGTATTCCAAAATGACGGGCAGGGCGGCTTGTCTATCATTGGGGGCAGTATCACCGATTATGACGCCCAGCTTAACACCTCGGGGAGTTCACTTACCACGGTGGGGTCATGGGTGGATATTGATGATTGGACCTTTGCAGTAAGTGATGTGGGCAAACTGATTGCCCGGGTGCATTGCTCTGCCACGTTCAACAAAGCCGGTGGTAACGATCCAGCGGCGGAATTTGTGGATTACTGGATGCGCCTTGAGGCGGCGGTGCCGGGTGAGGGAACGCAAGGCGTGATCACGCAGCTCAGTTGCGTATTGGCAACGCCAAACAGCAGTAGTTTCGGCACCCAAAATGATCACACCCTGGTTTTGCCGCCCGATTGGTTTAGCGCCAGATCGGCCGGGAACGCCACCTTTACCTTGAGCGCGCGAATCAACAGCCGTGATAGCGTGGGGATCAACAATTCTGGCCTCACATTTGGCAGGCCATATATTGAGGTATTTGAGTTAAAGCGGTGAGCCGCGCCGGGGTAAATCCGCCCGGCCCGCCACCTAATCTAAAGCGCCTAATGTCACCCCCGAGGTGACGTGCGCGCAATTGGCACATTATAAAGTGCAGATAACACGCAAAACGTGCATAGCAATGGAGATCTGAATGTGGGCGACCGAATAAAGGATTTGGGTGAAATGCTGGGCTGGTTGCATTCCGATGCAGGCGCGGCCGCTTTTGCCGGTGCGGCCGGGGGGCTGGTGCGCTGGCTCACCCTGCGCGAAAGCTGGCGCGATGGGCTTTTGAGCCTGGTGGTGGGATCTGTCTGCGCCATCTATCTGGGGCCAATTGTTGAGCCATTGCTTGAGCCTTGGATTGGCCGGATCTCGCCAGGCCAGGATGCCAGCGGTTTTTCCTCATTTGTGGTGGGTATCGGCGGGATCGGTATTGCCGGGATCCTCATCGACATTATGAAATCCTTTGCGGGCCGGTTGCGCGCGGGCAAAGGCAACCCCGGCACCCCCAGCGACCCAGACCGCCATGGCGGTGGGTTTCCCCCATATGGCCCCTATCAGGGCCGCCCCTATGAGGGCCGCCGCGGCGACGATTACCCCGGCCAAGGCGGGGGTGATTATGGATCATAAACACCGGACGCTCAAACAATCGCTCACCCGTGAGGTGCGGTTTTATCTTTATGCCGTGATCATCATGGCCCTTTGGCTGGCCGCCCTATGGTGCTTTGAATGAGCCGCCAGGACCACCACCGCGCGGCGGTGAGAATAGCGCAAGAGGTGCTGGCCAAGGCGGCCGGATACCGCGGGGCCATTGATGGTCTGGTGGGCGCTCAATCCCTGGCCGCGGCGGCCCGTTTGGATCTGCGCCAAGCCTCTATTTTCCCGCCAATCCGCCGGGTGATTGCGGGCGCGCAATTGGCGCTGGCGGGCGCGGGCCACAACCCAGGCCCAATTGATGGCTTTATGGGCCAGCAAACCGAAGCGGCCGCGGCCGCCTATCTTGGCCCGGCCTGGGCGCGGGCGGATGATCTGCCCGGCCCCCGATCCATTGCTTATCCCTACGGCACCGAGAGATCGGTGGCGCAACGCTTTGGCCTGCCTGGCAACCGGCACTGCACCGCCGGCCGGGTTAAGGTGCCTTGGCAGATGTTTGCCGCTTGGGATACCGCGGCGCGGATCCCCGAGATCCGTTGCCATGCCGCCTTGGCCCCATCCCTGCGCCGGATCCTTGAGCAAGTGGCGGATGAGCATAACCCGCGTGAGATCCGCGATCTGGGCCTGCACCTCTATGGCGGGTGTTATAACAAGCGCCGCAAGCGCGGCGGCGGGGCCTGGTCTATGCATTCCTTTGGGATTGCCCTGGATTGGGATCCGTTGCGCAACCGCCTGCGCTGGGATGGGGGCCGCGCCCGCCTGGCCAAGCCCGATGCCGCCCGGTTCTGGGCCGCTTGGGAGAAAGAGGGCTGGACCAGCCTGGGCCGCGCCCGCGATTTTGACTGGATGCACGTCCAGGCGGTGGGCATTTGATGCGCGGCGTGATCCTGACCTGGTGCGCGCTTTCCGTCCTGGCCATGCTGGCCGGATGTAGCCCGGCGGCCAAGCTGGCGGCCCAGGCCGTGAGCGGCGGCGCGCCCGATGTGGCCGCCAATGTGGTGGTGGGCAAAGAGGCCAGCCAGACCCTTGGCCAAACCATTAACCGCCGCCCCCAAGCCCGCGACATTGCCGCGCAAACCGTGCGCCAATCGGCCGATCAAAACCGCGTGGCCGCGGATCGGGTGGAGAGTGTTGTGGTTAATGAGGGGCCAAGCCTCTGGATGATGATTTTGGTGGCCTTGCTGGTGCCCAGCCCCGTGCAATGGGCGCAGGGCTTTGCGGTGCGCCTTTGGAAACGATTGGGATTTATCTGATGTTGACGGACAAACAGCGAGAAACCCTGCGCTTGCACAATGATGAGGGCTTGAGTTTTGCCGAGATCGCCAAGCGCCTGGGCGTTGCAAAACAGACAATTTCACAGCGTTACAAGGTGGCCACCCAAAAGCTGGCCGACAAAAAGGCCAGCCTGGATCCCGGGGTGCATAAAACCCTGGCGGGCCTGGGCATGGGCGATATGGCGGGCCAGCATTCGGGCTGGGTGCATAAGGAAAACCCAGATACTGGGGAATGGGCCAGCGTCTATTATTTCCTTGGTAAAGACGGTGCGCCCAATGAGGTGGATCTTGAGGAAATGGTGGGCCGGGCCATCGCCCGCGCCACTGAGGGGATCCAGGCCCCGCCCAATCCCCTTTCCCCCGCTGGCCTCGGGGATCACTTGCTGGTGGTTGATATTGCGGATCTGCACATTGGCAAGCTTTGCGTCAAATCAGAAACCGGCTTTCACTATGACCGGGCCGAGGCCCTGCGCCGCGGCCGCCACGGCTTGCGCGCGCTTTTGACCCGTGCCCAGGTGATCGGGGTGGCGCACATCCTCTTTGTGATCGGCAATGATGTTGTGCATATCGACAACCCCCGCGGCGAAACCACCTCAGGCACCCCTCAGGATACCGATGGCACCCAGGCGGTTATGTTTGATGATGCCCTGGCGTTCTACACCGCTTGCATTGAGGAATGCCGCGCGGTGGCCCCGGTGTCCATTCTCTATTGCCCCTCAAATCACGATTGGTTCACCGGGTTCACTTTGGCCCGAGCCTTGCGCGCGATCTATGCGGATGCCGATGGGGTGGAGGCCAGTGAATATGCCACCAGCCATAGGCACCGCAAATACTTTGCATTTGAGCGCAACTTGATCGGTTTCACCCACCACGATGGTGCAAAGGAAAAGGATCTGCCCGATCTCATGGCGCTGGAATGTATTGGGCACCTGGACAAGCGCCCGCGGCGCTATTGGTATCTGCACCATATGCATCACAAGATCCGCAAGCGCGGCCGCGCCTCTGAGCGCCGCCAGGTGGAAAAGGATCACATTGGGTTTACGGTGATCCAGGGCAAGGCCGGTTTGACCGAAACCACCGCCCCCGAGATTGAGGTGGTGCGATCCCCCAGCCCACCCGATGGCTGGCATGATCGTAATGGCTACGTGAACGCCCAGGCGGTGGAGTGTTTCTTGCACCACCCGGCCGATGGCCAGGTGGCCCGCTTTACCGAGTGGTTTTGATGCCCGGCCAGGCGCGGCTCTGGTCCGCATTTGAGGCCCTGGCCAACGTGGCCTTTGGGCTGGGTGTGGCCTTCTGCGCCAATCTTATCATTTTGCCCGCCTTTGGCCTGCCCGTTGATCTGGGCCAGGCGGCGGGGATTTCTGCGGCTTTCACGGCCGTTTCATTGGCGCGCTCTTATGTGCTGCGCCGGATCTTTAACGCGATTGAGCGGAGAAAATATGTCGAGTGTGAATAAAGTCATTTTGGTGGGTAACCTGGGGCGGGATCCTGAGGTGCGCACCTTTTCCAATGGCGGCCGGGTGGTCAATTTGCGGATTGCCACATCCCAAAAGTGGCGGGATCGCAACAGCGGAGAAACCCGGGAACGCACGGAATGGCATAGCGTGGCGATCTTTGCCGATAAGCTGGGCGAACTGGCGGAAAAGTATTTGCGCAAAGGATCCAAGGTCTACCTTGAGGGCGCACTGGAAACCCGCAAGTGGCAAGATCAATCGGGCAATGACCGTTATAGCACCGAGGTGGTGTTGCGACCCTATAGCGGCCAGATTGTGTTTCTGGATCGCAACCCGCAAGGCGGCCAGGATGGCGGCCAAAGCGGCGGATCTGGTGGTGGCCAGGGCGGTGGATATGATGGCGGATCTGGCGGCGGCGGTGATCTGGATGATGAGATCCCGTTTTGATGGCGCGGATCCCCGGCCTTGAGGGCGCGCGCCCGCAACTCTTGGTGATCGGCCATGGGCGGCACGGCAAAGACACCGCGGCCGAGATCCTGGCGGATCTCTGCGGTTTGCGCTTTGTCTCAAGTTCTGAGTTTGCCGCTCAAAAGGCGGTGTTTCCGCTTGTCTCGGATCTTTATGAGGATTGGCGCGCCGCCTATGCGGATCGCCATGCCCACCGGGAACTTTGGTATCACGCAATCCGCGCTTACAATCTGCGCCCTGGGCCAAGCCTGGCCGAGCAGATCTTGGCGGGCCATGAGATTTACACCGGCATGAGATCGCGGGCCGAGTTTGAGCAATCCCGCAAGATCTTTAACCGGGTGATCTGGATTGACCGCTCGGAGAAAGAGCCGCCCGAGCCTGAGGGATCTATGGAGTTGTGCGCCGCGGATGCCGATTGGGTGGTGGATAACAACGGATGTTTGACCTACCTGCGCGGCCAGATCCTTGAGGGGCTTGAGCGCCCCTAAAAAGAACGGGACGGGAACGAAATGCACCGATTTTGCACACAATGCACGTTTTTTTCCGGTAAATGCCGGTGAAATCCGGTGAAAACGTGGGAAATCAAAGACTTAGGTTTTTTCGCATAATGTGGAAAAAACCCCTTGTAAATACAGGGGCTTACAAGGCATATGTGGCGGCGGAGATGTGGCCGAGTGGTCGAAGGCGCTCCCCTGCTAAGGGCCGAGGAAAAGCCCGCTTTATCCAATCCATTCAATAGCTTATACCGCTTTCGCCAAGTGGGTTGCACCGATTTTGCACCAGCTTGACAGGCGGTGGTTTTTTGTGCGCTGTGCAAAGCACGTTTAAATGTGCTGCGCGAAAGGATGCCACATGCCTCTAGTCGAAACGGAATTTACCGCCACCGCCCAAACCGGAACGCTTTCCGAATTTGGATCCATGAGCCTGGTGGAAAACCTGGCCAGTGCGGCCCTGGATGATGGCCGCACGGTTGAGATTTATCGAAGTTACAACACCGGGATGAGTTTTGAATTGCGCATTGAGGGTGAGGGTCGCACCATGAAAATCCCGCTCAAGCCGCTCTTGGAAAACGCCGTGGCGGTGTTTGCTGAAATGACCGCACCAGAGAAAGGCGGTGCGGCATGAGCGATGTAATCACTGTGATTGTCTACGGCCCAGCCGGTTGCGGTAAAACCACAAATGCCGAAGCCCTGCGCGCCAAATATGGGTGCGCCAAGGTGGTGGACGGGTTTTATCCGATGATCCCCAGCGCCACCTCTTTCCTCACCGATGGCGGCGATTACCTCAACATTCACGCATTGCGCGGGGCTTTGATCCTCACCAATATGGATCCCGATGCCTTGGCCCCCTGGGCGCTCAAGCTTCACGCCATCGCCATCCCCTTTGCCTCTGCCATGCGGGGCCTGGATGATGCCCGCACCGCGCCCGAGGCAAAGCCCGCCTATCCAGCAAAAACCCTGGGCGAAATGCGCACCCTGCATTTGCAAAATGTAGTGGAAAACCGTGACGGGTTCCCGCGGCCAACTCTGCAAGATTTGCTGGATGAGTTGAGCGAAACCGCCCAGGAAACCACCAGCAAGGATTGGTGGCCCGAGCAATCTTTAACCCTGCAATTGCTGGTGTGGCAAATCCAAGATCGCTTTGGCTATGGCGATAGTCATTTGCTGGATGTGTTTAACCGAGGCCGCAAAGCCGCCCCGGCCGATCCCATGCCATTGGATCCCCCGCCGGATGATCCGGCCCGCGATGCGGTTTTGGCGCGCCTGTCTTATCAAATGGATGAGTTTGCCGCCCGCCTGGATGCCCTTGAGAAAAGTGAGGCTTGCGCATGGTGAATGTTGCCCGGCTGATCGCCCCCGCTTTCGCCCTTGGCCTCTTGGCCAGCCCCGCCGCCGCCGCCAATTGCGGATCCACCTTGGACGTGTTTGCGGGCTTGGTTGCCAAATACAATGAGGCCCCGCGGGTGCAAGGTTTGACCGCCGGGGAAAACTGGATGCAAGTTTGGCTCAACCCCGTGACCGGATCTTGGACGGTGACCCTCACCGATGCCCGGGGCAAAACCTGCCTTTTGGCGGCCGGGAAAGGCGGGCTTGAGTTTCCACCCGCGGAACCTGAGGGGGTGGACGGATGAGCGCCCCCGAAATCACCACCGAGCAGCTTTGGAATGTGAAAACACCCCCGGGCATAGAGGCCATTGAGGCGGCCCTGGATGTTTATGATGCCCTTGAGGCGCTCAATGCGGTGCTGGATGCGGCGGGCACATTTGAGGCAATTGGCCCCTTACGGCGGCCCTGGGCGTTCCGCCGCGCGCTGGAAACGGATCCGGCGATTGGGGCGGCCTGGGCTGAATTGGAGGCCCGCGCCCTTGAGGCGCGCCGGATCGGTTTGACCAAGGTGGGCGGCTGGCTTGCCCCGCCTGAATTTGACGCCGCCGGGCATATGCTCTTTGAAATGGCCGCCCCGATCACCCGCCAGCAAGTGGCCGCCCGAGAAAAAGGCGGCCCCATTGAAATGCTGGATCACGCCGCTGGCTTGGGCATGGTGGCCAAATATGGCGGCCGGATCCTGCACTGGTGCGATGATGCCGAGGCCGGGGCCGCGGCGCTCAATGCTTATATGGATGCGCGCTTGCCGCCCCATGCTGAGGGCACCGGCTGGCACCTGGACGGGGAACGGCTCATGCCAAGTTCTGGCTTTGGCGAGATCTATGTGGGCTGGGGGCCAATGCGGCCGCGATTGTTTGCCCGCACCTTTGACGCCTGGATGGGCGCAAGCCCGCCCCCTGAGGCCCTGGCCCGTGTCACCGGCACCCGGCTGGCGGATGTGTTTACTGGGAAAGGCGGTGTTTGATGAATTGCCCAGAACATTTAATTTTGGATCTGCGCTATCTGAGGATTTGGCACATTCAACGGGCTGATGTGCCGCGCCAGTATGTCACGCGGCGAGAAATTCTAAACCCTCTGAGGTATGAGATCATTTTGAAGGCACCAGGGAAATGGTGGTGCTGGAATGAAGATGCTTGGATGAACCGGGCCGCCTCTAACATCTGGTTCCGCCTATGGGGGTACCGGAAATACAAGCGAAAGGGCCGCAAATGAGCAATATCACGCCAATCCGGCCCCGCTTGGCCACCCGCCAGATCTCGGGCTTTGTGCCCCCTGAGGGCTGGGTGCCTCTGGGCACCGCGGATCTCACCGATCCCGAGGTGGAGGATTTCCTGGAAGGGATTGCCGCCGCTTATCGTGAGGATTTGAGCAGTTCTTTCCATGTCAAAGGGGCCGTGTTTGACACCCGCGCCTTTGCCGGGATCACCGTGATCCCCCGCGCCATTGAGGGGGTGATGCCGTGAGCAATCCAGCCAGATCCCCCGAATTTAGCGCCCTGGAATTGGAGGCCATTGCTGGGTGCCTGAGAAACCAGGCGGCGCGGTTCCGCCGCTACGCCCAAGAGACCGCGCCAGGGGATGCCACACCTGCGGAATTGGCCGGTTATGAGATTATGGCCGTGGATCTCATGGCGCTGGCGGCAAAGGCGGATGGGCGGGATCTGCCCGGTGCAGCCCAAACGCGGCACTAATTTTCAACGTGTCAACAATACCGGCACATTTTTCAACACCCTGTTTTCTATAGCGATAGGCCGAATTGATAACGCCATCGCAGAGGGCGGGGAAACAAAACAAAGGACCGACTGACATGAACCACATCCGAACATGGGCGCAGGGCCAGTTTGTTGATCATGCCCGATACCAATCTCTCGGAGAGACTTGGAAAGAGGGTCGGCGGCGTGAGGAAACGCACTTAGTGCGCCCCGGACCGACAGAAAATGCGATCTGCCACTGCCCCGACCCGCGCCATGCCAAGTGGATTGCTGACCGTCTCAATCTCGCCTCCAAGCTAGAGCAAATGACCTATGATTTTGCCACCGGAAAAACCGACGAGGCGGAGATCGTGAACTTCGTCCGCAGCAACATCGACTGAAAGGACCGATCATGACCGATCTAACCGAAGAAGAGTTCACTAAACGGTTTACAGCACACGCATTGAAACAATGCGGCTTCACCCATTTCGATGATGGAACATCGGTTTCAGACTACTGCGCGGAAGTTGGGCCCTCGTACTGGAAAGACAAAAACTACAGCAGCGAAGGCCCTGAGACATGCGCGGAAGCGGACATGGATTATTGGGGCGAAGAGTAGAGCAACTGAAAGGACGGACCAAGTGTTAGACGTTTGCTGCAATGACCCTGATACAGGCAATTTCGACGGTAGAGCCTACGGCCTGTCACTGGGCTGCATCGAACTTGAGCCGCGTCGAACTCCCCCACGATTTGTCCTGACAGACAAAGGCTTTCGCCTTGCTGGCAAGGAGTGGCCTGTCACTGCCAGCAAAGACTGGTACGGCAACTGGTGCTGGAACAGATACCGGATATCGGATGGTAAAACTGAGTATGCGGTGATGCTCGCGCGGTTCATGTTTTGGCTTAAAGGTCGCAAGCTGTTCACCTGCACGACTGGGCCCGATCCATTCTTCATGTGGTTCGATGATCGCTTCAAAGAGATGGAGTACAACGTGCCAAAACTGGCCGCTCTACTCGCCAAAGAAATTCATACCTGAAAAAGGACCGGATCGGATGCGAACCACATTCCATGATTTCAAACGGGCAGATGGCTCCGAGGTCACAGTTGAATACGGCTTTTATGGCGGCTCTGAAACGACCTACTCCCCGCATTCCGGTGCGTGTGGCGGTGATGCGGCAGAAGTTGAGATAGTGACTGCGTTTGACGACAACGGCGATGTCAAACTGACGGATGCAGAAGCCGAAACTGTCGAGGCGGAAATCCTTGAGAACCCACCAGAATGGGACGATCAGGACTATGATCTATGAACTGGTTTGCCGCACATCGGCAGGACTGGATCGCCGACATGCTGGCCGTCTACGGCTTTATCAATCGGTTTCACCTACGCCGCAAATTCGGGATTTCCGCCGCGCAGGCCGCGATTGATTTCCGAGCCTTCAACGAGGCGAACCCAGATGCGATGCGTTACGACCCACGCAAGAAAATCTACTACGCCAAGGATGCGCCAAAGGTGCTCTTGGATAACACCTGAAAAAGGACCGTTTATGTGGCCGTTTGGCCCTGAATAGTCCCCACCCCCGATCTGCTAATGTCACCGCCCGCCCCTCAAAAGGGGGCGGGTTCTTGCTTTTGGGCAAATCTGCCCACTAATGTGTGCGATGCACACCAATCAACCAGCGCTTAGGAGGCGTTCCCATGTCAACAACACTTGAAACAATTGCCCGAAATGCCGCCCTCAACGCCACCGTGGCGCTGGTCAACGGCGGCACCATTGAATTGCAAACCGCCGGGGATGTGGAAGTGGCCACCCTGGCCCTGGATGCCACCGCCTTTGCCGCGGCCTCAGGTGGTGCGGCCGTGGCCGCCGCGATCACCGCCGATGCCGCTTGCACCGGCACCACCGCGGGCGCACCGATCACCAAAGCGGTGTTTAAAACCTCTGGCGGCGCAAAGGTTTGGACCGTGAGCGTGAGCGCCACCGGCGGCGGCGGTGATATTGAATTGAATAGCGTTATTCCGCCCGCCGGGATTGAGGTGGGCATTTCCGCTTACACCCATAGCCAGCCCGCAAGCTAACCCTGCGCCAGGTACATGATCGGCGCGGTGCAATCTGCGCCGATCATGTATTTCCCCACCCCGGCACCAGGTGCCAGATCCCCAAGCTGAGGCCCGCCCATGTTTATCAACCGCGCAAAGCAAGAAACCGCAACCACGGGCACCGGCCCGATCACCTTAGGCACCGCGCCTTCTGGCTTTCAAACCTTTGCCGATGCCGGGGCGGTGGATGGCACCGCCTTGCCTTACGTGATTGAGGATCAAGGTGCCTGGGAAATTGGCCTGGCCACCCCCAGTGCCAGCGCCACAGTGCTGGCCCGCACCGTGATTGAGACCAGCAACCCAGGCAATGCGGCCTTGAACCTGAGCGGCAATGCCGTGGTGTATTCTGGCCCCTCTGCGGCGGATTTTGCCCCGATCAATGACGCGGCCGCAAGCGCTTGGCAAACCTATTCCTCAGATAAAATTGAGGTTCTGGTGGCGGCGCAAATTGCCGCGCGCAAGCTGGCCAATGAAGCCCTGAGCCATTCCAGCGGCGTGATCACTTTGGACGTAATGGCCGGGGATGTTTTTGAGTTTGAGGCCGATGATTACAACCCGGGCGGTGTCACCGTTGTGGGGGCCACCAAAACGGTGGTGAACAATGACGCGGCTTTTGACTTGCCTGCCGGTTTGCTTGAGGGTGATGTTATTTTCTATTGCGGGATGGATTACCCTAGCACCCCAAACCCAACCGGCTACACAAGCCTTGCCACCCCATCAATTGGCGGCGGGATCACTGGCCGGGTGAGTTACAAAGTGATGGGGGCCATTCCTGACACTGAGATTACCGGCCTAAATGCATATCAGGGCGCGGCTCTGGCATTGCGCGGCGTAGATCCGGCGGTGCTTGACGCCGTGACCGCCGCTGCATCTGATACATCCACTGGCACAACAACCGATATTGACCCGGCGCAGATCACCACGGTGACGGATGCCGCCATGAGTTTGGTGGCGATCTTTTCGGAGATCGTAACCGGCAGCCAAAGCCAGGTGGAGGGGGCCGCGATCTCAGGTTATGCCGAAGGCGTGGCCGCCACCTATGAATTTAGTGCATCCTATCATTATGCCGCGGCATTCCACACCAAAGAGGTGGCAACGGCTGGCGCAGAAAACCCGCCCATTCTGAGCGGCGGCGGGCACCGCCTTTGGGCCACCCTCACGGTGCCGGTGCGCCCCGCGCCGCCCTCGGGCCAGGCGGCCTATACCTTGAGCCTCACCAATAAGCCCGCCAGCGGGGTGCGCCCGATCCTGGTTTATCTGGAAGTAAAGACCGCGGCCGGATCCTGGGATGTGTCCGATATTGACGAATGGATCGGCGGCGCGCCGGATCTCAATGTGGTTGGGGTTCATGCGATTGAGATCCATGCAAACGCGGCCAAGACTAAGGCCGAATATAAGGGGTTGGTGGCGTGACACATAATTGGACGTTTTGCCGGGTTGTGGATGGCGTTGTGGTTTATCCGTTTGATCTTTCGGATCTGGCCAAAGAGGGCGTGAGCGTGGGGCAATCCGCGGATCCCCGCACCTTGGCGCGCTTCGGGGTTTATCATGTGCATTTGCAGGATCACCCCCCACCGGTGCCGGGCGTTGTTTTTGAGCGTGACGCCTTGCCGCACCTGGCGGGCGGGTTCTGGATGCTCGGATATACAGGCCGGGATCAAACCGCGGATGAGTTGGCGGATGAGCGGGTGCAAATGGTGGTTTCACGTTTGCAGGGCCGCCTGGCGCTGGGTGAGGAAATTTGCGGCCGCCTGGACGCTATTGCGGCCGATCCGAAAACCCATTGGAATATGCGTGAGGTGATCAACGGCGCGCCGATCTGGCGGCGTACTTCCCAAGAAATGGAGGTTCTTGGTTACGCGCTTGGATATACGCCCGAGCAAATGGACGCATTGTTTCGGGCCGCTCTGGCCATGGATGTTTGATCTAACCCTTAGGAGGCCCGCAATATGACAGGTTTTGCCCCGTTTGGCGCTGCGGCCTTTGGTGATGAGGGCGGCGGCGGGTCTATTGATGGCACCGGCGCTGGTACCCAGGCGGCGCAAACCGGCACCGGCACCGGCGCTGGCCGCCATACCGGCACCGGCACCGCGGCCAATCCAGGCCAAAGCGCGATCGGGGCAGGGCAGGGCACCGGCACCGGCGCGGGATCCGGCCTCACCCCGCCGCAATCCAGCACTGGCGCTGGCGCTGGCGTAGCCTCTGGCGCGGGATCCAGCGCCCAGACCGCTCAGACCGGCACCGGCGCGGGTGCGGTGCGCCTCACCTCAACCGGATCCGGCCTCAATCCCGCCCAGGCCGCCAGCGGCACCGGCGGGGGCATTGTCTCGGGCGCGGGATCCAGCGCCCAAGCCGCTCAGACCGGCACCGGCGCAGGTGCGGCCCGCCTCACCTCAACCGGATCCGGCCTCAATCCCGCCCAGGCCGCCAGCGGCACCGGCGGGGGCATTGGCTCGGGCGCGGGATCCAGCGCCACCCCAGCCCAAACTGCGACCGGCACCGCCGCGGGCCTGGTGTCTGGCACCGGATCCGGCCTCACCCCAGCCGAGGCCGCCAGCGGCACCGGCGCGGGGCTTGCCTCGGGCGCGGGATCCAGCGCCACCGCGGCCCAAACCAGCACCGGCACCGGCGCTGGCCTGGTGTCTGGCGCGGGATCCGCCCTCACCGCCGCCCAGGATGCCAGTGGCACCGGCGCGGCCCGCCTCACCTTTACCGGATCTGGCTTCAATCCGGCCCAAACCGGCGCGGGCGCGGGCGCGGGCATTGCCTCGGGCGCGGGATCTGGCCTCACCCCGGCGCAGATGGGCACCGGCACCGGCGGCGCGTTCCTTGCCGCGGCTGGTGAAAACCCGGCCCAGACCGGCACCGGCACCGGCGCGGCCCTGGCCTCGGGCGCGGGATCCGGCGCAAGCCCCGCTCAATCCGCCAGTGGTGCGGCCGTAGGTGTTGTCTCGGGGTCTGGATCCGGCACAACCCCGGCCCAGGATGCCAGTGGCACCGGCGCGGGGCGTCTTAATTTCGCGGGATCCGGCCTCACCCCGGCCCAGGTCGCAACCGGCACCGGCGGGGCGGCGGCCTCTGGCGCGGGATCCGGCACAAGCCCGGCTCAATCCGCCAGCGGTGTGGCCGCGGGTGTTGTCTCTGGATCCGGATCCGGCCTCACCCTGGTGCAGATCGGCACCGGCACCGGCGCGGCCGTTCTTATTTTTGCCGGATCCGGCCTCAATCTGCCCCAGATCGGCATGGGCACCGGCGCGGGCCTGGTTTTTGGCACGGGCACGGGGATTTCCCCGGCGTTTCAGGCCCGGGGCTTTGGCACCCAGCCCAGCACCCGCCGCGTGGCAAGCCAAGGCAGCGCCAGCCAGGGCGCGCTTGGTGGTGCGGCGTCTGGCAATACAAGTTCTGGATCCTCGCCCGGCAATGCCGCCGGGGGATCTCATGGCGCCAACACCGCGGCCGGGGATCTAGGCCCCAATACCGCCGCGGCCTAACAAGAGGATATTGAAATGGGATTTTATATGGCCGAGGGTAACACCAGCCCAGCCCTTGAGCAAACTTTACGCGATGGCGCGGGCGGGGCGGTAAACCTCACCGGGGCCACAGTGGTGTTTCGGATGGTGCCGCTTGAGGGCGGGGATCCGGTGACCGGCACCGCCTCAATCCAATCGGCCGAGGGCGGGGTGGTGCGCTATCCTTGGGCGGCCGGTGATACCGATCTGCCCGCCACCTACCGGGTTTTTTGGGATGTGACCTTTGCGGACCTTAGCACTGAGACATTTCCCAATTCGGCCCTGGCGGCCGAGTGGGTGGAGGTGGCCCCCACCGCATAGGCTGGCCCCGCGCCGGTTTGGGTAAAATCCCACCCGTGCGCCATGAGGCGGGCGGATAGATCGGCCGGGGCAATCTTGCGGTATCGCTGCGCCATATCCGCCTTGCGCCAGCCCCCAAGATCCAAGAGCCCGCCAAAATCGCGGGTTTGGCTATAATACCAGGTGGCCCAGGTGTGGCGCAGAACATGCGGCGTCACATCTGCCCCAAGCCCCGCCAGATCTGCGGCCTTGCGAAACGCCCCCGAGATCTGGCCGCCACCATTTTCCCGAATTACATATGCCCGCCCCTTTGGGGTGCGGCAAATTGGCCCCGCCTCAGGGATCCCGGCCGCGGCAATCATGTGCTGGGCGCGCCGGGGGAATTTGACCATGCGCGGGTGACCGTTTTTGGTGGCGGGCAAATATGCCTCACCCGTGGCCGGATAATAAAGCGCGGCGTCAATTGTGAGCGCCTCGCCCACCCGGCACCCACCCCCCAAGAGCATCCCCAGGACCGGCACCAGGTGCGGATCCGCGGCCGCTATAAGCCGCTCACTTTCCTCTGGGGTGAGCCAGCGGGTGCGCGCCACATCGCCCTTGCGGCGGCGGAATTTGCGGTAATGGGTGAGGCCCTCATCTGCGGCCAAGGTGACAACGGCCGAAACCGGCGTGATCAATTGCCGGTTGATGGTGGCGGCGCTGGCATTGGGGTAGATTTTGGCGGCCGCGCGATTAACTGCGGCATTGTCAACTTCCGCCAGGCGCATATCGGGACCAAAAAACCGGATGATTGGCCCGAGAAACCGCGCCTCCCCGCCGGTTTCCATATACGTGGCGGCGGCCTCTGCGAAGGTTATAAGGTGATCCCGGCCGTGGGCTTTGGCCGCGTGGATCTCATCGCTGCGGCGTTTGGCTATCGCCTCTGCCGTGGCGCGGTGGCCAGTGCCAGTGCTTTCATATATGCGTTGTCCCTGGACGGTGCCGCGGATGTAGTAATTGCCGCCTTTTTGCCGCCGGTGGAGTTTAAGCATGGTTCTGCATCCTCTTTGACTGTGAAGGCGGCCAATAGATCCTCACGATTGTAAAGGATCCGCACCCGGCCCCGCACCCGCAAGGCGGGCAGCTTTTTCTCTGCGCGCAATTGGTCTAGTAAGCGCCGGGATGTTTGGATCCCGATTTGGCCAAGCCAGGCCACGGCTTGATCGGTGGAGAGGTGGGTGGCGCTGGTCATAGTCGCGCCCCTGCCTGGTTGAGCAGATCCAGGGCGGCCGCCTGGATGGTAGCCCCGAGGCCGATGATGTGCCCGCGCGGTGTCTTGATGTGAATAGAGGCAATGCGCAAAGCCGGATCGGGCTGGGCGTTTTGCTCGGGCGTGATGATGCGCCAGCCTAGGCGGCGGCCCATGGCCAGCACGATATTGGCCTGTGTTTCTGGGGGGCGGGTGCGGATCTCGCAAAGCGCCGCGGCGTTCATAGCGCGCGGCCCAGGATATTGGCGAGGCAAGCCAGGCCGGTGAGAATTGTCGCGGCGCGGATGGCGCGCTCAAGGCCGCAATAGGCGCGGATGGGTGTGACGTGGGGCATTGATGCAACTCCGTATGTGATGGGTGCCACCAATGCACACGATAATGTGCTGCGTCAACAATAAATATTATTTGCATTCTAACCGAGTCTCTGCCTACACGTATTGAGGGTTTTTAGAATTACCTATCTGACCTGCAAAAGAGAGGCCGTTATGGATTTATTAGAACTGCATAAGACATTGGATCGCCAACTGGCGGGGGCGGATGAGGAAACCCTGACCCGCGCCGCCGCCGCCATTGAGGGGGTTACAGATCGGGCTTTGTGTCAATCTCAATATTTACCGCCTCAAGCGCCTGCATTGCCAGATGCGCGGGCAAGCGATCAAGGGCTTTTGCCAGGCGCACATGGCCCGGGGTGATGGCGTTGCGGCGATGCATGATGCCAATCGGCACATCCAGCACCTCACAGACCTTGAGCATATTGGCGTAGGACAAAGAGGTGCGGCCCGCCACAAATTGGCTCACCGCGTTGCGGCTGAGATCCGCGCGGCGGGCCACCTCTGCAAGATTAAGGTTGCGGATGGCCGCGGCCAGGCGGATGTTTTCCCGGGATATGTCAATTGGTTCAAGCTTTGTAAGCTGATCAATCATGGGTGTTTCCTCGTTAATGTGCGCAAATGTCGCAATCCGCGCGGTTTCAAATCTGCGCAAGGCTATCACATTAAAATGTGTCTTTGTTGTGAAATATCAATCTTTGGGCCGATTTTCCACAAACAGCATATTTATTGTTGATTAGCACATTATAGTGTGCAACAGACTGGACCACACAAAATCTAGCGGCCCAAGAGGGCCAAATTATGTCCAGGAGGCCCAAATAAATGTGCAAAGCCCACGTAATTGACCCTGAAAAGTTCCGAGATTGGCTGAGATCGGCGCTCAAGGCCCTGGATCTGAGCCAGGCGGATCTGCGCCGCGCCCTGGATCTGGGGCAAAACACCCTGGGCACGTTTTTGGCCACACCGGGCCGGGATATACGCCTTTCCCTCGCCAGCAAAATCACCCGGCACCTCACCGCCCTGGCCGCGGATCGGGGCCAGGCATTGCCCGCCATGACAGATCCGGCGGTGCATGATGAGTGATGTTATTGACCAAATGCCCGCACCGGTGCGCCGCCAGTTTGCAGATCTTGCCAGTGAGGTGGGATGTGATCCCGCCGCGCTCATTGTGCCGGTGATTGCCGCCTATCTGGTGCTTTACCGCGATGCCCGCGCGGCCCTTCCGAAAGATCCCTTGCATTCCCTGGCCGTGCAAGCCCGCAAAGGGGGCAGGGCATGAGCAATCAAGACGTGACCGATTACACCGCGCGGATTTCTGCCCGCGATGTGCGCCGCAATGGCCTATCGCCATTTTGTGCCCCCGCGTTCCGCCGGTGCTGCGGCGTTTGCGCACATTTCAGAGGCACATTGAACGGCCCCGCGGCCCCGTGCGGCAAATGGGATACGCAAGTGCGCCCCGATAAATCCGCGCGGTTCTGCAATGCCTGGACGCGCAAATGAGCCTGGCCCCTGACCCCCGCCTGGATCTGGCCAAGGCGATGCCGATCCTTGAGGCGGCCCACCGCCTGGGCCTGGATCTGCGCCGCGATGGTTTGGAGCATGTTGGCCCTTGCCCGGTGTGCGGCGGCCGTGACCGCTTTGCAATCAATCCTCAAATGGGGGTGTTTTTGTGCCGCCAGTGCCCCGATGCCCGCGGTGATGTGATTGCCTTGGTGCGCCATGTGCTGGCCTGCGATTTCAAGGGCGCGCTCACGTTCCTGGCCGGGGAAGGGGCGCCGGATGTGGATCCCGTAGAGCAAGCGCGCCGCCGCAAAGCCGCCGCCGCTGAGGCCAAGCGCCGCGCCGATTATGCCGCCGCCGCGCGCCGCCTATCCATTAAACAGGGCCGCCAGATCTTTGGCGATGCCTTGCCAGGCGCGGGCACTGCGGCCGATGATTACCTGCGCGGCCGCGGGATCATTCTCACCGATTGGCCGCCATCCCTGCGCTTTGCGCCAAACCTGCCTTATCTCAAATCCTTGCGCGGTGGCCGCTCTGAGATCTTGCACCGCGGCCCGGCCCTGGTGGCGGGGATCCAGGCCCCCGGCGGCGGGATCACCGCGGCGCACCAGACCTGGATCAACCCCGATTGCCCCGGCCAAAAGGCCGAGATCAAAGACCCGCAAACCGGCGAGGCCCTGCCCGCCAAGCTGGTGCGCGGATCCAAGAAAGGCGGCGCAATCCGCTTTGGCCCGCCCGATCCCGGCGGCGTTATGGTGATGGGCGAGGGCATTGAAACCACGCTTTCCGCCTGGATGGCCCGCGCCATCCCCGGGGCCACCTTCTGGGCCGGGGTGGATCTGGGCAATATGGCGGGCCGCCAGATCAAGGTGCCCGGCACCCGTCATTCGGGGATGCCGGATCTGGATGATGTTGACGCCTGGTGCCCGCCGCCCTGGGTGCGCCGCCTGGTGTTTGTGATGGATGGCGACAGCGACCCCAAGGCCACCCGCGCCAAACTTGAGGCCGGATTGCGCCGTGCCCAGGCCCGCGGATCTGTGACCGCGGCCGAGATCATAAAGGCCCCAGAAGGCCAGGATCTCAACGATATTTTGAGAGGCAAAACTTGATGCAAGACTATGACCCCAATGGGGTGGATGAGATCCGCGCGGCCTTTGATGCGGCCGAAACCGTGCCGCCTCTTGGTGCGGATGATCAGACCGATAACGCGGGCGATGCCCCGCATGATGATCGGCCGCCCCCAGATGTGGAGCCGGATCAACCCCCTGGCCCCGAGCATGAGGCCCGCCACCTTGAGGCCAATGACCACGGCAACGGTCGCCGGTTGATTGCCTATTTTGGCGAGGATCTGGCGCATGTGCCGCGCATGTCCTGGTTTGTTTGGGGGGGCACCCATTGGCGCGCGGATGAGGATGAAATCCTGGTGCGCCGCCGCGCCCAGGCGATTGGTGCCAAGATCCATGCCGAGGCGCTATTACTGGAATTGGAGCCTTATGAGTTGGAGGCGGTGCAACTGGCTGATGAGACCCGCACCGAGTTCCGCAAGCTGCAATCGGCCAAGGGCAAGGGCAAAGAGTTGAGCGGTGAGGAACTGAGCCGCCTGGATACCCTGCGCGAGATCTCTGAGGTGGCGGCCGGGCACCGCAAGGCGCTTGCTGCGCGGCGGCGTGAGCATCGCAAACATGCCAAACAGACCGGCAACACCAGCCGGATCAAAAGCATGTTGGTGGAGGCCACCACCTACGCCCATTGCCCCATGGAAAAGCTGGACGCCAACCCGCTCAAGCTGAATTGTGAAAGCGGCATTTTGACATTCACTCAAGATGAGGATCCCCATGCCGCCGCCTGGGGTGATGCCAGGAGATCCTGGCGGGTGGAGCAATCGCCCCATGATCGGGCGCAGTTTATGACCAAACTTGTGCGCGCGCCTTATGACCCCGGGGCAAAATGCCCGATATTCCTTGAGTTCCTGGATACCATTATGCCGGATCCCGAGATCCGCGCCTTTCTCAAGTGCTGGTTTGGCTACAACCTCACCGGCTTGGTGAATGAGCAAAAGCTGGCGTTCTTTTACGGCATGGGCCGCAATGGCAAATCCACCCTGGTGGATGTGATCGGCAAGATCATGGCCGAATATTCCGCCACGTTGAATATTGAAAGTATCACGGGCAGCGACAGCGCCAAGGGATCCGAGGCCACCCCCGATCTGGTGTGCCTGCCCGGCGCGCGCTTTGTGCGCACCTCTGAGCCAGAGCAAGGCCAGAAGCTTAGGGAAAGCTTTATCAAAAAGATCACCGGCGGTGAGCCGTTCAAGATCCGGCGGATGCACAAGGAATTTGTGGAGATCTACCCAGAGTTCAAAATCACCATAGGCGGCAACCACCGGCCCGAGATCCGCGGCGGCGATGATGGGATCTGGCGGCGGATGATGCTGGTGCCTTTTGAGGTGCAGATTGCCAAGGAAAATGTGGATGCCGATCTGCCCAATAAGTTATGGGCCGAGCGCGCCGGGATCCTCACCTGGATGGTGGAGGGCGCGCTGGAATATCTCACCACCGGCCTGCCCGAGCCTGAGGCCATCCGCGCGGCAACCGAGGATTATCGCACCGAAAGCGATCCATTCCGCGAGTTTCTGCAAGAAGAATGTGAGATCACCGGCCTTGAGGGTGATCAGGAATTGTGCCGGGTGGTGCATGACGCCTTTAACGCTTGGCAGATCTCACGCGGGGAAAGCGGCATGGGCAAACGCTGGATTTCCAACCGGTTCCTTGAGCGGGTGGGCGCAGTGCCCGGCAAAGAGGGCCAGACCTTTGGCCGCCACAAGAAATCCGATTGGTTCTATATCGGCCTCAAACTGCCCGCCGTGGCCAAGGATCGCATTGAGCAATTCCAGGCCCAGATCCAGCAAGCCGCCGCGCGCCGGGGCTGACCTATGCCGCCCCGCGCTCACGCCTGCGATCTCTGCGGCGCGGCCAATGCCGCCTATGGGTTTCAACGCCCGGGCGGCCGCGCCGCTCAAAAGCCCGGCACCCGGCCGCTCTGGTCCTGCGGTGCGCCTGCCTGTCTGGACCAGGCCCGCGCCCGCGCCGCCGCGGCCACGCAATCCCCCTTTGCCAAGAAACCCCCGGCCCAGCCCGCACCGCCTCGCCAGGGATCAATCGGGCCGGATACCAAAGGCCAGGCGCGGCTCTTTGACTGAGCGCCGCCTGGCCTTTCCCCCTTCCCCCGCACCCCCCCCTTACAATAAAAAGCCAGATTGATCCCTGCGAGGGATTAGAAAAGATCAATAATTTATCGCTAATCCCTGCGGCTTTTCGTTAGATATGAAGGGCTTACGGGATGAAATGACTTATCAGGGATCAATGGGACCAATATTTCCAGGTGTATAATATATAAAGGGGGTTAGGGGATAGGATATGAAAGGCGCTTTATGTGTTATCTTTATATTATTGTTCCCTTTGTTCCCTGAAAGAATAGGAAAGTAATAAAACCAATAGGTTAGCTTGGGAAATCCAGGGATTAACCGCAAATTATTGATCCCAGATTGATCCCTGAGGATGGGTATTGATCCCTAAAATCAGAGTGGATCGAAATCAAACCACAAGATATGGTGGGTGCAAGACGCAACTTCCACAACATAAGGTGTTTTGAATGCTTCCCACATCCACCGGACAGATCCGCCGCGCGCTTGAGTTGATCAATATCCAAATCATCCACAGCGCCGCCAAGCCCCGCCAACGCCACGGTGATGGTGAGGGCGCGCGCGCCCCCGCCGCCCTGGCTCGCGCCCCCGTGGTGGCCCAGGTGATCACCCAGCCCGCCCCAGGCGGGCGCACAGTGCCGATCACGCCCTTGGGCTATAAGACCGCCCGCACATCCAGCTTGCCGCCCCTTATCGCGGCCCTGGATGAGCGCGACCCGCGCCGGATGGTGGTGCCCATGGTGGTCCATGCGGTGGAGCGGATCGGATCTCTGGCCCCTGGGGATCCGGCGGGCGGTGACATTAAGGGCGGCGTGAGTGATGGCGGGGCAACCACCCGTGTCAAACATGCCGAGCGGTTGCGCCGGGTGGTGACCGCGGCCAACAGATGGCCAGAGGGAACGCCAACCAATGCAGAACCCCGGGTGATCATGGATGTGCAGCGCCAGGGCCGCAAACGCAAGAAAATAACGGCCGTGGCGGCGCTGGTGGCCGTGGTTGTGGATGGCAAAAACATGGGTGAGGTGCTGGCCCGGCATGGCTGGTCCACCCATTCAAAGCACCGCAAAGCCCTCGCCCTTGAGGTGCTGGCGGTGCTGGATGATGTGGCCGAGGCCCTGGGGATTGGGCGCTCTGAAAGTGATGGCGTTATCGCGGCCTCTTGACGCCAAATGTCTGCCCTAGATAGGTAGGTATCAACGGTGATGAATTGCGCCCGCGGCCAGGAATGGCGGCGGGCGCAAGCATGTCGGAGGCTTTCCTATGCGGCGCTATCTGCTCAACATCCTCATTGGCCTTGACCAGCTTGGCAATGCGATCCTGGGCGGCGATCCAGATGAGACCATTTCAAGCCGCTGCGCCAAGGCGGCTTATGGTTCTGGGTTCTGGCGTCTTGGCCAGATCCTTGAGGCCATAGACCCCGGCCACCTCGCCCGCACGGTTGAGCGTGATGAGGGCAAGGATCAGGTGCTTTAACCCAGCCCGATGGCTAACCTTAAATCAGCCCCGGCGCGCCTCGGGGGATTGCCGCCGGTCCTGGGTGCGGCAAGTAAACAAGATGCCCAAAGGCAACGTGATCAGGCGCGTGATCAGAAACACAAATGGCGCAAGCTATACAGCACCAAACGCTGGCGCACCCTCCGCCTTGAGATCCTGGATCGGGATGGCTGGACGTGCCAGCAAACCGGCCAGTTGCTCACCGGCAAAGCGCCCGCGCCAAACAGCCCAGTGGTGGATCACATCATACCGCACCGCGGTGATCTAGCCCTGTTTTGGGATCCTGCAAACCTGCAAGCGGTGACCAAGGGTTACCACGACAGCGAAAAGCAACGCCAAGAGAAAAGCGGCCAGGATGCCCCCGCGATCAAGCGCAGGGGGTGGGTTGGTTTCTGAAACCGGCCAATCCGGCCCACCCACGTTCTCCGCCATGGTCACCGCCTCTTCCAGCGTCGCCACCACTTTGGCGCCTTCCGCCTGAAAATCCGGCTGCCGGGTGATGACGATATTGGTACGGCCATCACCCG